GTGTCTCCCAATCAGTTAGACCTTAGTCCTGATGACTTCACCGAAATCGAGATGCACTCCAAGCTCTACGAGTTGATGGTCAAGAGGTGGGACAAGGGCTTGCCCGTCAGTACCGAATCTATTTCTAAGTACCTGTTGAAAGAATCGAATCCAGATATTGACTTCCAATATGTGATGTCACTGGGAGATCGAGGTGCCATTGGCCTGAACATCGAGCGCTACATCTTGGAGATGAGGAAGGCCAGCCAGAAGAGAAAGCTGATCAGCAAACTGCGCGTTATCTCTCACGAGTTGGAGCAAGGGAAGACCGATGCCTACCAAGCAAGCGTTGAGATGGTAGGAGCAGCCTCGAACATCTCAGACTTGAGCACTACCAGCATGGACGAGGCAGCCGATGCACTCATTGATGATTTGGTAGCGGTGGCTGAGGGGACCAAGCTTGCGTACATGCCGAGTGGTATCCCCGAATGGGATGACGATCCGAACTTTGTCGGTGTCAGTCGAGAGGGGTTGTCCCTATTCGCAGGGCGTAGCGGCTCAGGAAAGACGACACTGCTAAACACGATGGCTATGGGCATGCTTGCCAAGGGACTCAAGGTCTACATCCACGGCGTGGAGACGACAGTGCAGAGGCGGCTCTCGGATATGGCGAGATCCAGGGCAGGACTTGAGGGTAGGAAGTGGGCACTTCTTACCAAGGAGTTAGCCGACATCCGAGCATCGGGGGATGATGACCTCGACATAGCAGCGGACGTTGCAGCCTGGTACGACAGGACAGTTGAGCAAGTGGAGTGGCTCAGGTCTAAGCCCCTCACCATCACCGGGACGGGGCTGACAGTTGAGCAGATCTGCACCAAGTCAAGGCAGCTACACGCACAGGGCAGGCTTGACTGCATCATCATCGATTACTTGCAGGCCATTCACGATAGCAGTGGGCTCGGTGTCAGGTTGGGGGATCGGGTTCAGCAAACAGCACACAAGTCGGTGATGCTATCGGAGTTAGCGAGCGACCTCGGTGTCCCGATTCTACTTGGCGCACAGGTATCAGGTGAGAAGCAAGGCAAGGCACCAGCCCCACCCGAGATGTTTGATATACAGTTCTCCTCGGTGGCACACCAAACTGCTGAAGAGGTGTACACCCTCCACCGTCCAGACTACTATCGGGAGCGCGACCCTCGAGCAGATATCAAGGGGCCGCGCGATACTTTGCAGGTGTACAGTAAGAAGCGCAGGACCGGGGCTCTGTCAGTGATTGACCTCAGATGGTGCGGTCGCACTAAGTTTGTAGGGGACCGGCACCGGGCTGAGTTCGCCGCACCAGTAAATGCGCGGTTACGGGTGGTTGATTAGTCTGGCTCTACCTGTTTTGTCGTTCCGCAATAGAACAGCGCCCGTATTCGCAGCGTGCATTGCTTTCGCAACTCTTAGTGCAGCATGGTAGCCGGTGACCTCAAGTCTCCAAGTCTCCCATGACTCTCCGTTGTCGTGTGTCTTCTCTGCCGTGATGATGTATTTGTTCATTGTTCTATCCGTGGTTGGTGTTTGCTGGCGCTGTACGCCGTTCTGAGGTAGGGGCAGGGGTCAGGTAGGGGGTCACCCTACCCTTCCCCTGTGGTGGGGGTTAGCAGTTAGGGCAGGCCTTCCCGCTGTCAGTGCTGCCGAATCCTTTGCAGGTCTTGCACTCCTTCCACTTTTGGATTCTTTCGAGTACTTGTTTCAGGTTCTCGGGAGTGAGTGGCAAACAGATTTCTTCGTTCAGTTTTTTGTAGGTGTTCATAGTTCTGCCCTGTGGTTGGTGGAGGTTAGCTCGTAAGGGTTTCAATCAGCTTAATGGTTGAAGACAAAGCTTCCTGGTCTGCTAAGAAAGCAGCTCTTGCCCCCCTGATTTCTTCGGGGCTCAGCGTGCTATGCACCCCAAAGCAGTCATCAAATCTAAAGGCGTCCTCATACATTCTGTTTTCAATATCTCCTATGATCCAGTCAGTGGTGTGGGTTGTGTCTCCGTTAGTCCAGGTTTTGTTTTTTGGATCATAGGTAAACGATAGCCCCTCTTCTGTTTTGTACGTGTGAGCGTTGTTAGTAGGGTCAATGGTTAAGATCGTTGTCATTTGTCTATCCGTGGTTGGTGATGGCAAGGAAGCCAAAGTAAGTGATGGTTGAGAGCAGGAATAGTTCAATCAGTGCTTGAGTCATTGCATCCTCCGAGCAGTCTCTTCAAAGCCAAACCATGCCAGAAGGTTTTGGTTGTGCGTCTCTTCTGCCCACCTGTCGGATCCGTCCCAGTCTCGAAGCAAGTCTTGTGTGCGCTCCAGTCCAGTGTCGTCAAGCAACTCGTCAAGCAGTCTCCAGATTTCTTTCTTATGCTTGCGGTAGAAGGCCGTGGTGTCGGTGTAGTAGATGAGGTCGGACACCATGCCGGACTGGCAGCCGTGTTGGAGTAGGTCGTCGATGGCGGTGGTGTAGTCGTCGTCCACCTGTGCCTGGTACCAGTCGTGAACAGCAGTCTGGAGTGGGGTGGTTGGGTTAGTCATTGTCTTATCCTTGGTTGGTTGGTGGGGGTTAGAGGGTGTTGATCATCTCAATGATTTGGGCTGTGAGGTCGTCAATCTTTTGCGCCTGTTCCCAGTAAAGAATCTCGTATTGTTCGTCCTCCATCGTGTTGGCTTCCTCGCTAGCTAACCAGTGATCAAACTCCCATTGGGTTTCGCGCAGTTCTGATTCCAGGCTCTCAAGTTTCTCTGAGGTGTTCATGTGTCTGTCTCGGTGTGTGTTGGTTGGTGTGTGTCGTTGCTGACATTCTCAATAGAACATGGGGTAGACTGAAGCGCAACTATTTTTTTTCAGATTCCACCAAACAGGCTCGACGTCCATCGAATTTTTTTTTAGTCGGTGAGTATTTATCGTTGGTCTGTGTGGTCTGTGGTTGGCTTGAAGGGGGAAGGATTTGTGGGATATTGCAAACAATCTAAAGAATCTGAATCCTCTTTTATATAAAGAAGAATGAACCCAAAGAATCTAAAGGAAGAATCTAAAGGAAGAATCTAAAGGGGTGGGGTCTTCCTTCTTTTATTGAAGGGGGAGTTGATTGTTGGCTAAATAGTTGAAATCATTGAATAGTCTGATAATCTCCATTATGTTCAATGTCGAAGTTCGGCCCTCTCTCAGCTTTGCTGAGAGGGGCCCCCCTAAACGGACCCCGAATTTTGTTTTCAATATTGTTATTACAAATCCGGGAAACATTTCCATATGTTACTCTCCCCGCATGGCACTAAGCGAAAAGAAGCAAGAAGCGTTGAGACTGCTCTCTTCTGGTCACACGATACCCAAGGCTGCCGAAAAGGTAGGTGTTGGCAGGGCTACGCTCTGGAAGTGGACCAAGGAGCCTGAGTTCTCGGCTGAGTTGACGATCTACAAGAACAAGGAAGCTGCTGGCGCACAGATGGCTTTGAGTCACGCTGTGTACGAGGCTGTAGAGGTTCTTAGGCACATCATGGCGGACGAGGACTCTACGAACAAGGAAAGGACTGAGGCGGCTAAGATCGTGCTGGACAGGTCCAAGTTGCAGTTGACCGATGCTAAGGTGAAGGTGAAGGGTGGTGCCGACGCTTTAGAGAAGTGGCTGGGTAGTGACGATGAGTCCTGAAGTAGAGGAGTTGCTGAAAGATCCTGAGAAGTTCATTTCTCGGCTGACGATTATGCACAAGCAAAGACAACGCTTGAGCAAGTTCGACCTCAATACTCCGCAGAAAATTTTGCTGGAAACATTGAGGAATCACAACAGGGTCATCATTCTGAAAGCACGTCAGATGGGTATTTCGACTCTTACTCGTGGATGGCACTTCTGGCAGGCGTACATGGCGGATCAGCCTCGGCAGTATGCTGTGATTAGCCATACAAGGGATTCTGCTGAAGAGCTTCACAGGATGGAGAAGACGTTCTACGAGAATCTGCCTGAAGCCTTGCGTAGGCCCTTGGAGCGTTCTTCTGCCAAGACACTGAAGTTCAAGGACTCAGGCGCTGCTGTACGGACGTATACGGCTGGTGGTAAGGGCGGTACACGTTCGTTTGCCATGAACTCTGTGCATCTTTCTGAGTTTGCGTTCTATGAGAACCAAGAAGAGGTAATGGCTACGGTTCTGGCTGCTGTAGGTGATGGGCAGATCATTATTGAAAGTACGCCAAATGCCCCTGGGGATAAGTTCCATGACTTAGTAATGGGTGCTCACAAGAATGAGAACGGCTGGAAGCTGGTGTTCTTCCCTTGGTATATCCACAAGCACTATCAAGCTGAGGAGTTGCCGGGTTGGTATATCCCTACGCAGGTAGAGAAGATGGTGCAGGAGCAGCATCAGCTTACGGTAGAGCAGTTGTTTTGGCGTCGTCAGCAGTTGAAGACGCTGGGGCAGGACAAGTTTATTCGTGAGTACCCTGCTTCGATTGAGGAAGCGTTCAGGTCCAGTGGCGTACAGTTCTTTGATTCTGAAGCACTGGATGAGATTGAGCCCTTGAACATGGGAAGCCATGAGCACCGGCAGTATTGCCCTCCAGACCCTGGTGAGGCGTATGTTCTGGGTGTAGATGTCGGGAGTGGTCTTGGCAAGAAGACGGACTTCTCTGCGATTACCGTGGTTTCAGCCTCTACTCGTCAGCCTGTTTACCACTTCATCAGCAACACCACCCCGCCATCTAAGCTTGCTGAGAAGATTGTGGACATCTGGAAGCGCTACAATGAGCCGAAAGTGATTGTAGAGAGCAATGGAAACGGCATGTGGGTCATCCACCGCCTAAAAGAACTCAAGGTCAGGAACCTCTACAAGGACAAGAATGGAAAGCCGTTCAGGACTTCTGTGGGCACAAGGCCTCTGATGTTCCAGGCCATCAAGGATGTGGTGGACAGTGGCGTGATTACGGCCCTTGATCAGCACGTTTTGGAAGAGTTGAAAACGATTGTCTACATCAAAGACAAGCCTCAAGCGGCAAAGAGGAAGAATGATGATGTGACGATTTCTATGGCGCTGTGCTATTACTTGCTTGAGAAGATGCCTTTGGTTGTGTCTCACTCTGTCAAGAGAGCGATGATGGAACGGCATATTGCAGCAATGAGAGCCAAGAAGTCCACACGAACACTTCCCTGGAACGTCAGGGGTGGGAACAAGACGGGTAGTTACTAATGAAGCCAGAAGATCTGAGAGTCATTCTCGATGCACATGACAACTATTGGGGAGATCGTCGTGAAGAGATGTTGCGCTACAAGTCGGTCTACGAGATGGACTTCTGGGATGAAGCCGACCAAGAGTTGCAGGTAGACACCCAGATTCGCATTCAGACTAATGATGGGTATGGCTACATCGAGTCCTTTCAGGCTTCCTTGTTTGCTAAGAACCCTGCTGTTTCTGTGAAGAGCGGAATCCTTGGTAAAGGCAATGCCGACAAGTCACAAAGCATCATCAATCATTTCCTTCTTGGCAGCAGAAACGAGATTGAGAACGCCTCACGCATGGCTCTTATCTACCCCATGAGCTTCCTGAAGCTGACAGTAACTGAACGGGAGAACATCTATGAAAGGGTGCTACCTGTGGCTGTACCTCCTTGGCAGATCATTGTGGATCGGGATGCTGCTCGTTGGGATACTCAGCGGTTTGTGGGTCATTGCTACTATATGACCGTGCAAGAAGCCAAGAAACGCTTTGGCGGGAAGTTTGACGACATCGGTGGCGAGTTGATTGGCTACTTTGACCAGCACAATGGGGACGCATACGACTCTTACACGCCCCAAAGTGAGCGTGAATCCCCTGTTTCCCCCATGTTTAAGTACGTCAAGATCGTTGAGATGTACGACATGGTGGAGGACAAGCTGTACTGGTGGTGTCCTGAGCGTGGAGACAAGTGGCTCGACAGTGCTGAGTTCATTCCTTTCCGCGATTCTGAGGATCAGCCGCATCCTCCGATTGTTCCGCTGTACTACAACCGTGTTCCTGACCAGCCGATGCACGGATATTCGGCTATCAAACGGATATATGACCAGTTGTACGAAATGAACATCATCCGTTCCTTCCAAGCAAACGCTGTTCGGAAGGCTTCTCGGCAGTGGTTGGTGAAGAAAGGAGCCATGACCGACGATGAGATGGCTCAGGTTACCAGTGGCATTGATGGTTTGTTTGTAGAGGTAGAGTCAGATGATCCGTTGGACACGATTATCCGCCCCGTTCCACACCAGAATCTCCCCGCTGAAGTCTCTCGGTACATGCAAGATGTCATTCGAGACAAGGATTCGGGCTCTGTCACCGCAGCATTTACTCGTGGAGAGGCTACAAAGGCAACTGCAACGGAGATTGCAGCACTGGCAGCGTACACAACGAGTGAGATTGGCCGAATGGCTCGTGAGCGAGACGGAGCAATCGAAATGATGGGCAGGGTTTACCTGCTGATGATTGCTTTGTTTATTGAAGAAGCCAAGGTTCCGACCATGGTTCTGCTGGATGGCGAGGCTCAGACGGTAAAGCCTGACGATTTGACGGGTGATTTCCAGATTTTCGCAGCAGATCAGGCGTCTACGCCTATCTCTGAAGCTATTCGTGAGCAGCGATTGCTGCAAAACGCACAACTCTTGCAGGCTTTGGGTGTTCCAAACATCAAGATTCTGGAGGAAATCGTGCGGACTATGGGTCTTCCTGAGACTTTCCTTGAGGCAGCACAGGCTCAAATGCAGCAGATGCAGCAACAGCAGGCAGGTGCAGGGATTCCTGGCGTTTCTAACCCTGACGAGCCGCCCACCGCGCAGGATCTCATCAATACCCCTACACCTCAGAACGTGTCTGACATGCTCTTGGGTGGTGGCGTAGGATTTACCCAGTAATGCCAGTGATCAAACGAAAAGGTGGCGGCTACAAGGTCAAGAACACTAAGACCAAGAAGCGCATGACTAAAGCACAAGCACAACGGCAGCAAAAAGCCATTTATGCCAGCAAGAAGAGGAAGTAATGCCGACCAGAAGAGGACCAGCAAAAGGAAAAGCCAAGGTAAAACGCACCGCTTCTGGCAAGAAAGTGTCGTATGGCCAGAAGGGAGCTAAGGTCAAGCCGGGTACTAAGAAGGGCAACTCGTATTGCGCTCGTTCTGCTGGTCAGATGAAGAAACACCCCAAGGCTGCTAAGGATCCCAATAGTCCGCTGCGTCTTAGTCGCAAGCGTTGGAAGTGCAAAGGCACAAGGAGCACCAAGTAATGGCAAAGAAAGGGCTATACGCGAATATCAACAAGCGAAAAAAAGCAGGGACCAGCCGCTCTAAGGCTAAGTCTACAATCAAGCCATCTGTGTACAAGGCCATGAAAAGCAAGACTGGCTCCTTCAAGCCTAAAAAGAAGAAGAAATAATGCCACTGTTTGACTACTTCTGTGGAGAGCATGTGCATGAGGCGCTCTTCTTGCCTAAAGAGGAGGTGCCTGATTCAATCGACTGCCCACAATGCGGGAAGCTTGCCCTCAAACAACTCTCGATGCCAGCCTCTACACCGGGTCGTTGGGGTGACCAAACAGGTAAATACGGTGTTGACGGTTTCTACGATCGTGGCCTTGGTGCTCGTTACCAGACCTCGATGGAACGGGAAGCCATCATGGAAAAGAAAGGCCTTGTATCGACTGGGGACTTCGACAAGCACTTTGTCGAGGACACTCTACAGCGTCAGACTGCCCACCAAAAGCAGCAAGATGCTAACATTGCGCGTTACAAAGCCAACATGAAGAAGTTTGAAGGTGATAAGAGTCGTGCAGTTGCAGAGACTTTCTCTATTGCTGAAATGAAAAAACAAGGAACGCTGGCACAAGATGCCGCTAAGGAGGCCTAAATGGCTGAAATGCTGCCCCAAGAAGAAGCCCTGATGTCTCGTGCCCGTGAAGCTGATGCTGCTCGTGAAACTGCTTTTGAGGAAATGGCTCCGTCTGGAGACTATCCTGTAGGTGATCTCAATGCCCTCGTGGACTCCCTCAACGGTGTCTTGCCTCTCTTCGACCTCCCTGCTTATCCCTCCTTTACAGCCGATCTCGATGGACCACTACCAACCGAGTTCGTCCAACAGCTTGCGATGGTGGCTGATGCTGCTAATGCTGCTGGCTTAGAGCGTCTGTCTTTCGACGTGGCCTCTGCTACGGACTCCGCAGGATTGGAAGAGATCCAAGCTCGGCTGGATACGCTGGCCAACAACCAGTCTTTCAAGACTTTTCTGCGATCAGAAGCAGAAGAAAAAGCACCTGAAGAACCTTCTGAAGATGCTGCACCTTTTGAGATGGAAGCCGTCGTGGAAGAGGGTCCAGGCGGTGTAGACATGGAAGCCCTAATGATGGAGAGGATGTAAATGTCCGAGGCACAAGCACAAGCACCACAAGAAACCGCAGCACCTGCTGCACCAGAAACCCCAGCCGTTGAGGCAGCCCCTGCAACGGAGTCGGCCCCTGAGCAGGAGGCTGCCCCGGCTACGGAAGAAGAAGCTACTCCGTCGATTGACGAGTTTGCTGCTGAGAAACTTGATGATGAGATTTTCAAGTCAGAAGAAGACTACAAAGGCGTGGACTACAAAGCTGTCATGCAGGACTTGTCTCCTGAAGCAAAGAAGCTTTTCCACAACTTGCGCTCGTCATTTACAAAGAAAACGCAGTCACTGTCAGACCAGAAGAAAGCCTTGGAAAACGCAAAGGCTGCACTTCACGCTCGCGAAAAGGCGCTGTTTGAGTCCGACTTCTACAAGTCCGTTTCTGAAAAAGCAGTTGTAGAAAACAAGGACTTTGATCCTTACGACACCAAGTCATTCGAGTCACGCATTGAGCAGGAAGTTGCTAAACGCATGACGGAGATGATGGAGCCTATGCGTCAGGCTCACGTTCTCCAGCAGCAAAAGCACAAGCTTGAGCAGTTCAAGGCACAGCATCCTGACCTTGAGACGTTCAAGGGTGAGATTGTTGACGTGCTGAAAGAGCACAAGCACATGAACCTTGAGCAAGCTTACTGGCAGGTCAAGGGTCGCAAGCTTGCAGAAGACATGAAGACACAAGAGGCTGACTTGGCAAACTACAAGAAGGTTGCTCGTGAGGCTGGTCTAAAAGTTGGTGGTGCATCTCGTGGTTCTGTTGGTGGTGTTCCAAAGCACATCATGGAGAAGGACGATCCGGTAGCGATTTACAACTGGATTCGGGAGAACAAGGGCAAAGTCAAGATTTGATATTTGCCCACTTCATTCTTCTTTGCTATTGTTTGCACTGAAGACGAGAGCCCCTTGACAGGACAAGCAAAGTCTTCCGGCCCCGACTGGGACAACCGCAAGTCTTTCTATCTTTTCCCTGGCCTTCTGGCCTAATAGGACTCGTTTATCATGGCTATCCAAAACGATATTCTTAGTTCAACCGCTCGTGCGCGGTCTAAGAAAGCGTTGGACAACCTTTTCCAGACAGTACCTCTTCTTGATCACATCAAGAAAGCAGGTGGTGTTGAGATTATTAATGGTGGTCAACGCATTACTCGCGCAGCAATCCTTGCTGAGCACTCCAACATCACCCAGCTTTCCACTGGTTACGAGGCTGTTTCGTCCTCCGTGGCTGACGTTCTGCGTTCGCCCGAGTTCGAGTTCTGCGACTTCGTAGCTCCCATCGTCATCACCAAGAAGGAAGAACTTTCCAACCGTGGTGAGAACGCTGTCATCTCGATTGCTGACTCTCGTATGAAGTCGGTTCTCGGAATGCTCAAGCGTGAGTGGGAACTCCAGACTATTCGTGGAACTTCTGCAACTCTGACTGAGCTTCAGTCCCTGAACGGTGTGAACACCGCTACGGGTTGGCTGGAAGAGGGCGCATTTGGAACTGGTCAGGCCAACACTGTTGGTGGACTGTCCAAGACCACCTATGCTTCCAGCAACTGGAACAACCAAGTGTTTGACGTGTCTGCCGGTGGTGGTGCTTTTGCTACTCAAGGCTTGAACGGAATGGCTGAGTTGATGCTTCAGACTCAAATTTACGCACCTGAAGGTTCTGTGGATCTGATTCTTGCAAGCCCCACCTCGTACCGTCTGTACAAGAACACCCTTCAGGCTCAAGAGCGCTACATGCCTAAAGAGACAATCCTCGATGCAGGACGCCTCGCACTGGCTTACAACGGCGCTCTGATGTACGTTGAGAACAACCTCGGACACGCTGTTGGTGCCAACACTCCTTCTATGTATTTCTTGAACACCAAGAGCATGAAGGTTGTGTTTGATTCCGATGCTAACTTCGAGATGACGGACTTCGAGCACAAGAGCGGATTCGCTGCTCGTGAGGCTCACATGTTCGTTCGTACTCAGCTTGTTGCTGATCACCTTGCAAGCCTCGGTTTGCTCGTAGATGCGGAGGCTTAGACAATGTCATTCGGTCATTTGAATCATGGTAAGTCGCCTCTTGAGGTGTCCATTGTTACCGGTCCAGGCTCTGACATTATTGAGTTTGAGTCTGGTGGCGCTATTGTTGCAGGCGATGTTGTAAAACTTGATGTCACTGCTACTGGTGACGATCAAGCTCGTACCATTGTGCAAAGCGATGCTTCTGCTGCTGCTATTGGTGTGGCACTTGAGGCTGCAAGTGCAGCAGGTGAAGTCGTTCGAGTTTGCATTGCAGGCTACATCGAGGGCGTAAACTGCGCTGCTGGCGTTACCGCTGGTGAAGCTTTGTATGCTGCTGCTTCTGGCGAGGTAGATGACTCTGCTGCCGGTGCAACACTTCCTTGCTTTGGCGTTGCTTTGGACGATCTTGCTGGTGGCACTGTCACCATGTACATCTTCCGTAAGCTGTAGACTACAGCCCGCGTGCTAATCTTGGGGCGGGCATCCACTTGGGTGCTCGCCCTATTTGCATGGAGTTCTGATGAACCTCGCTGAGATGAGAGACATGGTTGGGTCTATTGTAGACTACGACCCCAACGTGCAGACCTACAGAGATGAGGTCACACGCATTCTGAATGAACTCTACTTAGACTTCTTCACTGACCGTCCCTGGAAGTTTGCCCAAGAGACTGAGGAAGTACAAGTCTATAAGGATGTGACGGTCACAGATGGCGTCATCAACGCAGGCCAGAACACAATCACCAGTGCATCCAACCCATTCTTAGACTGGATGGAAGGTGCGATTGTTGAGATTAAAGATGCAGACGCAGCCAACACTGGCGAGTACGTCATTGCCAAGTCAACGGCTGGTGTCTTGTATCTTGAGGGTTTTTCTTCTACTCAAAACAAGCCCAACGTCACAGCCGTTATCAAGCAGCGGTTTGTCGACATGCCTGAAGACTGCAACGAGGTGCTCTCCATTGGGATTCGTAGCCCCACCGCAGGAACGCAGGCTCACTTTGATTACCTGTCCCGTGCTCGTGACGAGGAGTATTCCCTGCTCCTTAGCTCCACTGGGCTGCCTACTGATTGGCTTATCTATGATGATGTGACCATGACACAGCCTGTGTTGCAGCCTGTTCTTGATGCTGATGGATCAGGAACCAGATGGTCAACGGTAGGAACTTATTATGTTCAATACACATTTGTTCACAAGAACAAAGAAAGCGCCCCATCTCCAGTAGCTACTGCTACAGGCACTACTGGCAATTGGCAGTTGGATCTTTCAAACATTCAAAACACAGGAACCAACTCAGGCATTTTTAAACGCTTTTATCTTAGGACAACAACGAATAGCGCTTTTTATCAGGTAACTAATGCAGACATCAATGAGACTACAACAACTATTGATGATCTAAACGTAGCTGTTGACCACCTAACTAATGCTCGTAGACTGCCTGAAAACGATGGCCACTACAAACGAGTTCGTCTCTACCCTCGGCAGGATGACGATTACTTGGTGGAGGTACGCTTTGTGTACCGTCCTGATCGACTCATTGAGGACACCGATGTCCCTGAGTTTCCGCCTGCTCACCACCGCTATCTGGTCTACAGGGCTTGTCAGGAACTTTTTGTAAAGCACGACAACTTGCAGCACTCAGAGCTTTACCGACGCAAAGCGGATACAGAGCTTCTACGGATAGAGAACACCTATCTGTCCGAGGGGGCTGGTGTGTGGATCAAGCAGGGTTACCGTGAGTCTCAGGTTCGCTACACTTCTCAGACATCTCTAACGCACAGAGGCTAATCCATGGATCCAAGGCTCAAGCTTGAAGTTCCAAGACTTGGTGGTGTAGATGAGCTTCTGCCACAAGCAAACGGGTCTGCAACCAAAGTAGAAAATTTTACTGTAGATCCTGCTACGGGTGGCTGGGACAACCGGATTGGCTACGAAAAGTTTTTTCCAAATACTGCGTTGTACCTGCCTTTTATTTTAGAAAGGCGGGTTCATAGCTTGTATGTGTGGAGCACACACAATGGTGCTCGCACGTTTTACTTGTACGAAGCAGAGAATGTTGGAACCAATAGATGTGATCTAAGCTACTTGGTAGGCAACACAGGTTCTGGTGGTGGCATTGTAGACATTGATCGGTTCCGTAGGATTCCTACGTTGAACGAGCCTGTTACCGACTACGAACCGTTTGGTAGATACCTCATTATTGTCAACGGCCATGACAAGCCGCTGAAGTTTGATGGTGAAAAGGAGAACAATCAAGTTCGTCGTCTTGGTTGGGAGGCAGTGCCCGGAACAGTAAGGCCTTGGACTCCCGACCCCTCTGGCCTTTCCGGTACTGGAGAAGGTCGTTATCAATGGATTAAGTTTTACAATGAGCTTTCTGGCGGAGCTTCCTCCAATGTTCAAAACGCGGGCTTGCCTTTTGGTTTTGATGATATTTATGGCCTTGGGTCTCTTACGGCAGACGCTCAAAATACCTATAGATGGAAGGTTTCTTTTGTAAGCGAAACCGGCAGTGAAAGCCCTTTGTCTCCATCATCTGAAAATGCAAGCTGGGTTACGCCTTCGGGTGTTTCATTGCAAAAAAGACAAGGCGTGTTTCTTGAGGGTCTTCCTATTGGTCCTGCGGGCACAGTTGCAAGAAGAATTTATAGGACTAAAAACCTTGGAGATGGATCAGAAATATCGGCCAGATATTATTTTGTTGGCGAAATAAAAAACAATGTAGAAGATACATACATAGACTACACGTCAGACCAGTTCTTGGTGACTCTTGCACCTTTAGAAACAGAGAGTGTTTTGTTTCCGTGCCCTGGTGCCAGGTTCGCAGCTACCTTTAAAAACTGCTTGTTTCTTGATGGTGGTCAAGCTGACCCTACTCGAATCTACTATTCAAATCCACTGAATCCCGATTCATTTTCTGCCTCTGACTACTTTGATGTAGGAGTGCGAGATGGTGGTGATGTCACTGGTATGTTTGCCTACTACAACAGCTTGATCCTGTTTCGTGAGTCATCCATCGAGTTGGTTCGTGGAGATCCTGCTAACGGTTTCAATGTTGTTCCGTTTATCCAAGGTATTGGTTGCAGGGCAATCAACTCGGTGAGTGCTGTTCCTGGCGTTGGCATTATGTTCTTGGGCAACGATGGTGTCTACCGAATCTACGGTGGCCTTGATGGTGGCTCTCAAGTTCAGATTGAGAAGATGACCACCAACCTGGTCAAGACCGAGAAGCGGTTCAATCCTGCACTGTTGGCCCGAGCATCTGCTACTTACAGCCCTAAGTGGCGTGAGTGGCACTGCTACATGCCTGTGGACGGGGAAGAGAAACCATCGTTTGGTCTTGTGTACCATGTAGACAAGAACGCATGGTCTACTCGTACAAGCTTTCCGGTGGGTTGTATTGCTGCTGACCAGAATGGTGAGCTTGTGTTCGGACACAATACTGGCAAGCCAAGCGGTGTACCTTCTACTTGGGAGACTGGCTTGTTTGTTATCTCCAGAGCAAGACAGGCTGGATACACAGTTACTGGTGGAGACACTGCTACACCAAGGGCTGCGCCTATTAGCACCTATAAGTCCAACTGGATGGACATGGGCAAGGCAGCGCAGAAGAAGTTTGTCAAGTACCTGTACTTGCATGTGATGACCAAGGGCGACAACGCCATACCCATTACCTACTACAAAGACTTCGACTACAACGGCACAACGTCTTCTGGTGAGAAGATGCAGCGTGCAGACCATGTAGATCAGGGTGTGTTTGACACAGGGGTATGGGACACTGCTGTGTGGGAAGACCCGTTCTTCACTACGATTCGCTACCCGATTGCACTGGGTGCAGCTTCGTTCTTTGCCTTTGAGGTAGAGACAAACAACGACATGGTTCTCGTAGGGTACTCGCTGGAGTTCGCAGCCAACAAGACCCACACCATCAAGGGCAAACGCTAATGGCATTCAAGTGGACAGAAGGTGAACACCGTAGTGGCAACATCCTTGATGCTGACGAGTTTAATAACTCATTCAACGCATTCAAGGGTGAGATCAACGGAGGATTAGATAGGGAGAACCTGCCTAATGGCAGCATATCTAACGATGAGTTGGCTTCTAATGCAATGGTCAAGTACTCTGTTGAAGCAGGCATTCGGATGCAAGACACTGTTTTAGCTACCGCAACCTGGCTAAATGATGCTGGTGCCGGTGCTGTTAACCAGCAATTTCGTTGTACGAACTACAACAACTATACGGGTGGTTGGGTAACCAACAACAACCAAAAGATTAATTCGTTGTATCAAGAAGGAATGCTTCACATTGAATACAATGGCTGGTATTGGCTACGAAACCATGTTGCGACCCAAGGCGTTGCCAGGGCTGCCGCAAATCAGCAAGGATGGTGTCAGTTTGAAATAGCACTTGATGGCAATACTGTTGTTACAAGTGGTCGCCATTACCAAAATGTAGGTCAGGTTCATTTAGTCGCAGACATTCCTATTACTACAGGACGGCATGAAATTGCACTGCGGTGGAGGTTTTCTGCTAATCCAGACAAAAGCACAATAACAGCACCAACATCTGGCTCTGAATTTGCAAGACCTATCTTTTATTATGATGGTGGTCAGATCACAGTCGTCAACAGGTATCGATAATGAGCACAATCAGCACAACCAACTTTGAAGCCGGTGAAACCACCAATCGCACCGATGCCAACAACAAGTTCTCTGCTGTGGCTACAGCAACTGGTTCTATCAATGAAGAGAACGTAAGGTCAGAAGGCATTGATACTCGTCAACTTACAACTCATGCGTACTCTATTGGTCGCATGGAACCAGTGGTTTATTTGAGTGCAACTGACAACCTAAACTCCGGCGCTATTGTAGATACAACCTATTCTGCACAGAACGGAACTCAGAAGTTTGAGTTGAATGGTGGGGCCAATCCAGATCTTGTTATCAGTTTTACTGGTCTTCCTGGCGGCCACCTTGCCATTGCGTCTGGTGACCTGATTCGCATTCATTATACGATTTACCTAAAAAAACATAGCGATGCGGGGTTTGCTTCTTGTGGGGACAACAGTGTTGGGGTTGGAAAAGAAGGAAATCCTGCTGACGGTATTGGCTTAGTGATTTTCCCCACTTGGAAACTAACAGGTGCAGGAACGCATGAGATGTTTCCAAACGAGGTAAACCTTGTCAACAACTTTGGCCCAAGCGCAGGTGTGACATTCAACAACTCGAACGCAAAGACGGATTCAATCTCATTTGTTTCAATGGAAGGGGAGGCGGATTCTGGTGATTCATGGCCTGAACGCATGGTTCATGGTTCATGGAGCCATGTAGCTACTCAAGCATACACGGTTTATGAGCTTAGATTGTACGGTCGTGGGCCAATGGTTTACCAAGGAGACAGACAGCTTTATGTTCCGACATGGGGTGCTGATCGATATGCGGCAAGCCTCATGGAAATTCCAGGGTCTGGCACTACGTTTGATTTTACTATGTCAAACGGACAGCTTAGTATCATGGTTATGAGGGGGGATAGCTAATGGCGTATACACCAGTCACAATGCCAGCAGGTGCTATTTTAGCCACCAACGCGGGGGGCCAAGGAGTTCAAGACAACCTCGACAAAATGAAAAATTATGTTGATGGTGGTGTTGCTGTTTCTGACATGGCTGCTGATGGTTGGGTTCAACCAAAGCACATTATGCGAGGACACTACAACCCCATTGTAAACATGCACAGTTTTGTAAGCGGTTTGAATGGTGGATTTATATCTAATGAGAATGAATTTTCTTTTGTTGCAGATGGCCCCACTGCAAGAGGAGCGCCTACCAACCCAGAACAAACAACTTTTTCAAACACCGGCACAAGTTTCTTTTTAAGGGCAACGGCTGATGTATTGTTTCAGTTTACCGCGTACCCAATCACACCGTCTGTTCAAGGTCTTAACGAGAAGCCACTTACAAAAGCATCTGTGTACATTGATGGGGTCAGGGCATTCCAAACACAAGTAGCCACCCGTCACATTACAGATTCAGGCAGTCATCAAGCATCTGATTTTTGGTTACCCCACAACTGGAATGTGTGGTCTGGTTTCTTTATGTCTTCTGGTCTTGGGCAAGGAGAGCATACCATTACAATTAGAGGCCAAACCGAGGGTCGCTATAGTTATCTTATGAATTTCTCGGTCAGCCTTGAAGCGTTTTACAGGTAGGACAACATGAGTAGATTGACATCAGGAGCACAAGGAGCAACAACGGGCGCTGCAATTGGAACGGCTATAGCTCCAGGTGTTGGCACAGCTATCGGTGCTGGTGTTGGCGCACTTGGTGGCGCATTGATGGGTGGTGAGACTGACGCCGAGCGTATGCAGCGTGAGCGCATGGAAGAGCTTATGCGCCGTCAAGAGCTTGGCCAGCTTGGGCTTACAGATGAAGAAATGAACGTGGCGCTGGGTAAGGCACAGGGTGCTCTTAGTCAACAACAGCAAGCTCAGAGGGCACAGCAGGCAGCGTTGCTTGCTACGACAGGTGTAGGTGCCGGGGCAGCTATGAGGGCTGGTCAGGAGGAAGCAGCGCAGCAGCGTCGTGAGATGGCTGAAGCCCGTCAGCGAGTAGAAGAAGCCGACGTTGCACAACGACGTGCAGAAGAAGAACAGCTTATACAGCTTGGGGCACTTGAACAACAGCGTGCAGCACAAGAACAAGAAGCAATGATTAATGCTCTTGGTGGTCTTGCTACTGAATTGTCTACTGCTGGAAATCTTGTTTCCCAACGTGAGGCTGCTATTGAGTTGCAGGCCAAACAACAAGAAGATGCTGCTGCTGCTTTTGAAGCACAGAACAAAGCTGCAAGAGCGGGTCAGTCTGCCGCTACTGTAAACGCTGACTTTGAACGGATTTCTGGCGGTGGGTTTCAGCAGACTATGGCTGATGTTGTAGCCGATAACCAGCCTATGGGTACTGGTAGAGCAGCCGATGGGTTGTTTCCCGCTGGTGGTGCTCTCGGTCCTTCGTTTCTTGCAGAAAGCGCAGAGTCAGCACTTTTACGATCAGGTCTTGACCCTGCACTAATCGACCAACTTATGCTCAGGGCTGGTGGCAATCCTGATGTTCTTAGAGAGTACATTATGAGGGCAGGAGGCCAAATCTAATGCCAAGCAACGCTCAAATGTTTACTGACTACTATGCAAAGTCAGTTGTAGATTACTGGGATAAGCAGCGTGCCGAGGCTCGTGCTCTATTGGTTCGTGAGCGCGGTGAACAAGACGCTTACATCAAAAGCCTTGAGGCCGCTATTCGTGCAGCAGACGATGACATCCGAGGCTGGGCACAGGTGTCTGATGCTCGTGAGAGAGCCGACAGGCAATTTATTTTAGAGTCAGACAGAAACCGTGCTGCTGCTGCTCGTGCTCGTTCAAGGGCTACAAGCTCTGCTATCCGTGGCGCTACTGATGCAATGACCAAGGTAGAGAGCAGGCTTGCTCAATCGTCTACAGGTCAGGCCGAAACAGCAAGTGCTTTTGAACGTGCTCAAGGCAGAAACATTCCTGACAGTCAAATGATTGCTTCGCTTACCAGCCAAATGGGAGGGGTGGGCACTGACTTGGCTAAAGACATTGCTAAGTATGGTCTTGAGCGGGGTGGCACTGCTGATGAGGCTACAAGACTTGCAGCAGCACACGGTATTCGCAGGACGCTAAGGGAAACTGCACGCAGAAACCCTGGTGCCGGAATCAATGAAAACGTCATCAACGGTACTGCACTAAACCTTGTTGGTCTTGAAAACACTACTGTCAACAGATCAAAGATTGGAACCTACAACGCATTGGTTCAAGCACAAGGTGCTCGTGCAGCACGGACTGTGCAGTCTGCTCCAACTGGTGCTGCTGGTGCTGTGCAAGTAGCTAATGACTTAGAAGCCCGTGGCTTTGATCCCTTTGACTTCTTGCCTGAGATGGAGGTTAACGCACTCAAGGCAAGGCGTGAGAAGATGAAGGCTGACTTGGCTGCTGCTCAGGCTCAACGTGCTGGTGAGTCAGACTTAGACGCAATGCTTGAGCAAGAGATGGCTCGCAGGACACGAGGAGTTGGTCAGGGTCTTCAATATGGAGGTGGGCTTCTTGGAGCAATGAGGTTTAGGGCTCACAACAAACGAAGAATGGAAGCAGCTAATGCGAGATTTTCATCTGCTCAAGCAGAAAGTAATCGTCTCAACGCTATGAGTGAAAACGAGCGCCTTGTGTATGAAGCAACGGCAAAGGCTCGTCAGTCTTACAACCGCTTTGGTTCTTCAATGCCTGACGGTGCCAACCCTACGCTTTGGCAGCTTGGCGGTCAGATTGCAACCATGAACAAGAGGGGTGGCTTTGCTAATCTGGACAAGATGGTGCAGGAGGCTCGCCAGTTGATTTCTGACACTCCAGAGGGCAAACTCAACGAGATGTCCCCTGAGCAAAAACAGGTGGCGTTGAACCAACTTCTTGAGTTTGCATCTATGCAGCAGCTTGAGGGTTGGGAAGCACCACAACCAGCGTTCCAGTTGGAAGATGAGACGATTACACGAGATCCGTCTGAGCGTTTGCGTTTGGAGAATGAGGCTGCTCAAAGGCAAGCGGGCTCAAGAGAGCATGTTGAACAGATTGTCAGCGAGGCTGAAGCTGAGGGGGCTTTCCCATTCTCCCAAGAAGAGCTTCTTACACTTGGTGCTGCTGCAATGCGCGGCGCTGGTCCTATTGCCGCAAGAGGTAGAGAAGTTGTGGAGCGGCCACGGACTCTATCTGCGGATGAGCTAAGGGGTATGAGCGTTCAAGAGCTTACTGAAAAATACTTTGATGCACTTCGCCGTGGTGAACAACTACCGTTCCAAAGCCAGCGGGCTCTTTCTAAAGAGCTTGGTACATACGGAGATATGTTCCAGCCTGGTGGGTCTGCTTATGTTGCCAATGATTTAGAGAAAAACCTAAGACAAGCAGAATACCTGGGTCAAGAAGCCTACGGAATATACAGTGATATGAGGCCACCACCTCCTGCCCCTGCTCCACCACCTCCAGTGGTAGAAGACACTGAGTTTGCTCGTGGTGCTGCAAACCTTGGTATGGGGCAAGCAGACATTGCTTTGTTCCAGAGCTTGGCACGGGAGTTCAAGTAAATGGCTGAAGGCCTTACGATTACTGATGAGCAACGGGGGGCACTCCCCCCTGAGATCCTTTCTGTTGTTGATGAGTATGACCAAAGGTACGGCCCTGGTAACGCTGTAAGCCACTCGTTTATTACGTCGTACTATGAAGACGTACAGCAGCAACAGCAGCAACAAGCCCCAATAAACACACAGCCTGTGTCCGAAGACTTGGCACCTGATGCCCCTCCTCGTCCTATTGGCACCACTCAGTTGGACATTGATGTTGCTCAAGGTGATGCGTATACAACTCTCCGCAATGAGATCTTTCAGTCTGAAGATGTCACCTGGGAAGAGGCTGGGGAAAGAGCATCAGCAGAAGTCCAAGCCAAGATGGATCAATTTGCTGCGGGAACAACTGTGGCTGGGCGCCATGTCACAGGAACTACTGAGCAAGAAGTTCGTGATGCCGGTTCTGCGGTAGGTGCATTTGTAAAGTCGCTTGGTCCTCAGAATGTTCGTGTTGGTACACAGCAACAACTAAACGAGATTGGGTTTTCTGAGCAAGAGATTGATGCTCTTCGTGACCGTGTGATTGTTGAGTCTAAGGTAAAAGCTCGTCAAGTTGCACGAGACAGGGGGCTTGAAGAGAACTCTGAAGAGTTTAACCAATTAGCAGACCAAGAGTTTTCTAAGATTGCAGCAAACGAGTTGCGTCTTCTGTACCGTGACTTCTACAAGCAGTCTAAGAAGGACGTTCTTAGAGAGAACAACCTTGATCCAGAAGGCGACTATCCTGCTGACATGAAAGACGAGCTTCTTGTAGAGGCTCGTTCACGCGCTACTCAGGCGTATGACTTTATTACGCCCCTTGCTTTCGAGGACTTGGGTCAGGTCTTAGGCCCTAATGGTGAGCCTCTTGTTCCTGACGCAGCACCTGGCGCTATCCGCAGGGCCATGAGTCGTGTGCAGAAAGACGAGGCTGGTTTCTGGACACAAGCAGGGCTTGCTCTTTACAGCCAGTGGCACAACTTTGACCCTGGTTCTGGTGAAGTATCTGAAAGCTGGCTTGGTGCTGCTATCCGTGATGTAGCGTTACTTCCTCGTGCTGTGACCTACCCTGTCCTCCGTGCAGTGACATGGGACATGGACCCTGTGACTGGCAAGCCGATCAACCCTGATGATCCGATGTACAAGATCAGTCAGTTCTTTGATGCCTTGATTCCTGAGTCTATGCAAGACACATTGAAGCTGATTCAGTCTGCTTCTATTGTTGGCAATCTGCTTCCTGTTGGCCAGGGCTATGAGCTTGATCGCAACGCAAACACGGGTCACTGGCTTCGTGACTTAGCGTTGTCTCATGCTCGTGGCGAAATGATGAGTAGCGATTGGAGCAACCTGACTGGCATTCAAACAATGCAACAGCAGGGTTTGCTTCCTCACTGGTGGGAGCACACAGCGCTTGGTCTTGAGGTTATTGCTCCAGTTAGAATTGCTGCTGCTCCATTCAAAGCAGGAACTTATGCGCTTGGTCGAACATCGGAGTCGCTTGCTAACGTTGCAAGAGCAGCAAAAGCAGACAATGTTGCTGAAGTTTTTGATGCTGTCCGCACTTGGTCTAACTCTTCTGAGTCTCTTGGTGAAGCGCTTACACTGCGTCGATTGCAGCGTCAAGTGTATGAAGAGGCAGACATTCCTCTTACCAGACCCGCTACGATTCGTGGTGCTGTAGAAGCTCCAGAAAAGATTGCTGATCAAATGGCTGCCGACCTTGCTGCCAAGATGTTGACTGTTGACAAGGCAGAAGATCTTAGAAAGACCTTTGCGGGAATCAAAGAAGGCAGCTTCTTAGATGAAGTCATCAATGAAAGCTTCTCTACACTAATGGACTTCAGGCGACTTCAGGGCGTTGCCAAGAATCCTAAGATGTTCTCCAACATGGTGAAGGACTTATCTAAGTACAAGCGTGGACGTGAACTGCTTGCTGAAATGAAGATTGCCAAGGGTATGAAAACCATGTACCCAAAGCTTCCCGATAAGGTTCTTGCTCACAATGTGATGCAAGGCGTGATGAAGAATCCCATTCGTCGCTTTACTGCCGAGCACATCCCAGACAACTTTGTGTTTGCTGGCGACTCAACACTGATTGTTAGAAAACCTGTTTGGCAGGCCAATCAAGACAAGATCAACAAAGCATTGAGGAAAAAACTTGATGCTGATGTACTTCTCAAGCGTGGGGCAGGTGCTCGTAAAGACGAAGTGTTTCGCTTCAAGAACGGCAAGGAAGTTGCAGACCTTGCAACAGAAGGATTCAAACGATCTTCATTTGCTCCTGCTGTTATAAAGACACTGGATAAAGTCAGGAAGAACCAAGCGATTACTCGTAATGAGTACAACATTGTTCACAGCTTGGCGTCGAATAAGATCATCCTCGATGAGTTGCCCATCACAGCCTTTGCTGTTCGTGACGGTACACAGCTATTGTCAAGAAAAGCAGCAGAGCTTGGACAGGGTAGAAACCTTGCAGTTGCTCAGTATGCACAGCGAGCAGTCAAGGGAACACGGGCATTCTTTGGTGGTCAGTCTGACTACGCTGCGCTTGTTGCCAACCCTGGCAAACGAGGCTTGTTGTGGTCTCGCCCCAAGGCAGATATGTTTGGTAAGACACCAGACCCTGCATTGATTGAGTTCCAAGAACAAACAATCAAGACGCTAAACGACACGGCAAAGAAAGCCGAGACAATGATCTTGGAGGCTCAGAAGTCTTCTGATCCAGTGGCAGGCATGAACTCTGTCTTGAACCGTGTAAGCTCTGGCGACAACATTCAGGACTACTCCAACATCCTCAACATCTTCTTTGCTGTAAAACAGCAGGGTGCTTTGGATGCCTACTTTGGTGGCAACGGAGAGCTTCAGGCAGCGTTGCGAAAAGCAGGTCTTGCTAAAAAACCGCTGACCATTGAGACAATGAAGGAGGCCATCGAGGTTGTTCGTCGCAGTACAGGCAGGGCTGTTGATTTAGAAAAGTCTGCAATTAAGAGACAGACATTCTATGGTCGGCTGACTGGTGACGATGACCTTAGCGCTTTGTTGTCTGCTTACGTTGTCAACAACGTTAGTGAAGAGGTCTACAAACAAGCTGTTAGAAACTTTGAGGATCTTTATCCCTCGTTGTTGGTCAAGGTTCCCACTCGTGCAGACGAGTCAGCAAGGATCGAGTTGTTCAAGAACATTGCCAAGAACAACGACATTCCTGAAGAGCTTGCAAACGACTTGTCTAAGATTGTTGGTCGTGCATTCAAAACAAGCAATGCTGACAGACGAACCGTTGCAACAGCCATTATGCGTGACTTGTTTACAAAGGGAGGGCTTGCAACTCAAGACGATCTTCAGCGCATGTATAACGCAGCTACAGGTACTGTTGCTGGCATCGTGATGACCAAGACAACGCAGGCATCTATCAAGGATCTAAGGGATGCTATCAAAGGCTTTGTAGCAAAGAACCCTGACGGCCCTACGCTTACTGAGCTTGAGAAGATCATCGTCCCTGCTTATGTGAAGTCGGTTGCTGGCATTAACATGAACGATGTGCGGGGTGTGTTCAGTGGCCTCGGCACAAAGTCTACTGCTGGAGACAGGAGCCTAAGAGGGCTTGCCTATCCATCCAAGCCGTTTGGTGAGAACGGTGTGATGATGTTTGATTCTCGCATGAGAGAGTTTGCTGACAGAATGGCGTCTCCTGACTTTAGGGGTAAGATCGAAAAACAACTCAGCATGCTTAGAGAGCAGGACAGGTTCCTTGGTTCTTCAATTCTTTCGTTGTGGAACACCACTCGAAAGACAACAGTGACGGGTGTGCTGGGTGGCTCCATCATTCCTGGCACTCGATTCATTGGCGTAAACGCACTTACCAACTCAATCATTGGTGCCATTACAGTCCCTGGCTATGCGCTCAACATTGCACTCAAGACACCAAGCACTCTGGCACAAGGCTTTGTCAATGCGTTTAGGCGTGCAGGTGGAATCAATGGTCCGGGCGCATACGATCCTCTTCGCATGATGTACACAGGCAGCGAGGGTGACATTGCCTTTAGGTCTGCCACTGGAAAGATCTGGACCAAAGGGGCTTTTGAGGAAGCGGTAGAAAAGAACGCACTGCGATTCTCGCAAGCTACGTTTGAGTTTGGATCCGATACCTTGCAAGGAGCTATCCGTGCATCGAGGCTTGGTCCGGGTGGCAAGCCTATTGAAGCAATGCTTAGGGTGCCTGGTACAAGTGGCGTCAACCGTACTCGATACTGGGAGTTCTTGAGGCCAGACCGCAAGACCATCTGGACCTCAGTGTCTGAGGAGTTTGACAACGCCCAACGCATGGCTGTGTTTGCTAATGCTTTGAAAGTAGGCATGAAGCAGTCTGATGCTGCTGCATTGGCCCGTGCTTCTCTTCTTGACTACGCCTCTCTCAACAACAGGGCCGCTCAAACTATGGCTCGCAACATGGCTTTCTTTGCCTTTCGCTACAACATGGCGGTAGAGACAGCACTTGCATTTGCCCGTGACGGTAGAGCTTTGAACAACATGGCTGGTACTTTGAACTGGATCAATGGTCAAAGAAAGGACATGGAAGAGTGGGTGCTTGAGCCTGACTGGATGAAGACCCGTCTGTGGAAAGACTACAAAGGCAAGTTTAGAGAGTGGGTTGCTGGTTCTCTTGGTCCAGATGCGCCTTTTGCAGAGCCGTTTACAGGCATTGCCAACATCATTGGTTTGATCATGGACAGCAGGTATCGGGATTCTTTTCCGATTGGTGAAAGAGTAAAAGGCACTGGTAAGTTTTTATTGAGTGATCCTCGACTTCAAGCATTGTTTGATGTGACCACACTGGATGGTAAGAGTGGAGCACCAAGTGGGTACATGCCTCCCCAATATCTTGCTGCTGCTGCTGCCTTTGGAATGCAGGATGAGTTCATCAGCTTGTTTGAGTTGGAGCAGGTTCCCAATGCTGATGTTCGCCAAGACATCGCTCTTATAGATGGCAAGCAGTACAGGTTCAAGGGTGAGGAAGCCAACGCCATGTTCCGTATGTTCCAAGTTGGTGCTCTTATGCTTGGTCAGAAGCGAGCTATCGAGGATGTTCCTCGGATTCTTGCGGGCATGGGCATTGGTCCTGACTCTGTTGAGTGGCGTAAAGAAGGGCTTGGTGGCCCACTATTTGGATTCGGTGGAACGGTTGGTTCGTACCGAGATCCTATCGCTGCGGTGGACAGGATCGAACGCCAGCTTGAGAGAGAGCTTATTGAACTTAGCAGACGCCCAACAACAGGCCCTCTAACTCGTCGAGCGCGGTAGACTTCTTTACCCGTAAACAGTATAAATAGATACCACTTGGAGAACCCACAATGACTACCCTTCCCGTCTACGCCCGATCCAATGGAACAGAAGGCAGTATCACTTCGTCTTCATCCTCAGAGATCACAATGTCTGTTCCACCTCGTGGCATTATCAAGCGTGTCCGTGTCTCAAAAACGGCTGGTACTGCAACCACTGCTGTGGTCAAGGTTCTTGAGACTTCTGGTGGCACAGGATCAGATGTTGCTATTGCTTACGCTACTGCTGCTTCTGTAGACAATGAAGAATCTATCTTCTATCAGGTTTCAGAAACAAGCCCTGGTGTTGGAACCTTGTTTATTTCTGTTGTGCCTGACGCTGGAACTAACACCTACATTGCTCGCCTCGACATCGAGAAGGTGGCTTAGATGGCCGACCGTACTATCCCATTGGCAACATCCACACGGACTGAGCCCGCTCCAGACGCAGGTGGGGGCGGTGGTGGCAGTTCGCAAAACTACAGAGACTGGACGGAAATTGACATCCATGATGCCAGCCTTTGGCAGCGTCAAGACGGGACTGGAACCGCTGTGGGATCAACAGGCACCATTAGTAGTGCTGGTGGCGTGCTTACCTACAACATGGAAACGTCGGGCAAGAAGCACATTCAGCCTGGGATTATCAAGGGAACCTTCTACATCGCCAAAGCACACTTGAAGCCCTATGAAGAATCCGGTTTAGCAGAGCCTTCAGGGGTTGGCGCAAACCAGATTTGGCCTGAGCAGTTCTCCATTAAGGTAGAGGTGCTGTTCGATGACATTCCAATCACGGGACCAGTCAGCGATACCACTGCACCAAGTAGCACTTACGGAGCGAATGGTCAGGTTCTCGCCGGGTTCGTGCATTATGGGAGCGACCAAAGCAACGCACCAGCACTGCCAGATGTCACCAACGGTTTTTGTATGGCTCGCATGTACAAGTATCGCGGAGTGAACCCAGAGACTGGTACGCAAACCGATATGTTCAAGTCTGGGTACATGACCGGTAACGCTCAGGCAGGAGTGGGAGGAGCGACTTGGAAGTGCCAATACAACCCGAGACGAGACGCTGACCACAATGCCCTTGTCTTTGAAGGGAACTTTGGTGCAGTAAGCCGTACCAACTTGGATCGTGTCTGGGTAAACGGAGGCTCGTACTCAACGACTAATCCACGTGCTCGTTTTCTTGGTCCAGGCACAGGGTTATCTGGGCTGGGCTCGAACGCCTTTACTGGTGTAAACGACAGATACGTTCACATTGCTCTTGGATTCTGTGCATTCAACAGCACTAACGGGAATGTCTTTCAGGTCAGGGTGAAGCGAGTGCGCTACCTTATTCAGCCGATTGCTAACCGTGAAGCATTCACTGCGGAGTAGACCATGGACGTTATTCTATTCGAGACAGCCAGCAGTGCAGCAGCCGAGGACATCGTAGCAGCAGTGCAAGCACAGAGTCTTTGGGGAGTGGACATGGGCACTACCTCCAAGGCTGCTTCCTATTCGAACTACGCTGTAGTCGAGGCCACTGCTACTCGTGTGTCTAATCTGTTGGGTGCTATCCCTGAGAACGTCAGCATGGAAGTCCACATCCACGATGTTTATTCGTTCACCGATGCCTCATCTGAAGAGAAACTGTGGTATCTACGCGGTCAACTGTAGGGGTGAACCATGGACCGTGTGAGTGGGCTGGAGAAAGACGTGGCAGTATTAGACCAACGCATGAAGGTCAGCGAGCATCGTATGTCTCGTGTTGAGGAAGACATCCGTGCGCTCCGTACTCACATGGACCGTGGCAACGCAATCGTAGGAGCCCTGGTCGTCATCGTCCCTGTTGTGCTGCACATGTGGGGGTAGCATGGAATCCGAGTTTGTTGCCCAGCTTATTGACCTTGGCATCACCGGCATGTTTATTGGCTATCTCATCTACCAGAACAAGAAGATGGGGATGCAACTTACTAAGATGACAAGGAAATATGAAGAGCTGTTTGAGCGTGTACTGAAGGCAGTCGAATGATCCCTCTACTTCTCCAGAAGGTGAAGGCCAAAGGCTATCGGATCTTTGTTGCTGGTAACTGGAACGTCAACATCATTGGCATTCGCAACAAGGGTGAGCCCAACACCTTCGACGATACGATTGCTTTGGTGTACAGAGACGACACAGGTACATGGGTGACTCGTGAGTTTGCCTGCACTACAGACCCTGGCACCTACTGGCTTGAG